TTATGCTTGTTTCCAGTATGAATCCTTGAACGTGTGGTTTTCTACTTTGATAAAAGAGTACTTAATATCTAAACTTGCACTCTTAGTATTATTTTCTTCAATAGTATTAACAGTAATTTTATCTAATAGTGTTTTTACTATTTGTCTTTTATCTTCAAAAGAGATATTATCTTGATTAATAATTAGTTTCATGCTTTTTAACATCTCATCAACTTTAGTGTAATCGGGAATATCGTACATTTCATTTAATTTATGATTAATAGCATTTAAATTATCTTGTATAGCATTAAATTCTTTTTGTATTTTAGATAATTGGATTTCAACATCATTCGCAGTTATTATTCCTTTTCTAAATAAATCTAATATAGATTGTTTTTCAGTTTCTTTAGCTCTTAAATTTGTTTCTAGAAGTTCTTTTTGATTAATTAAATCTTGCTTATTAGAGTCCTTAGTTTTTAAGTTTTCCTTTAAAATATTTATAGTTTCACCTGGATTATTTATAAATTCAGTTATGTCATTCCATATCATATTTTCTATATATTCTCCATTCAAATTCTTAGATGTACATTTACCAAATGGACCATTGTATTTAATTTTACCGCCACATACATAGTAGTAATTACGGTGTTTATATTTAGCTCCTACATAATTGCAACCGCATTTACCACACTTAATTAGTCCTTTCAATAAATAATTTCTTTTGCGATTCCTAGTAGCTTCTATTATATTATCTTTTATTACTTCTTGTGCTTTGTTCCAAATATCTTCTGTAATTATAGCTGGAACTTCTCTAGTTATAATTTCTCTTTTCTTTTTGGATCGCTTACCGTATTCATGCACACCTTTATATGTTGTATTATGCAACATTCGCAATATACTAGAAGGACTCCAACTGCCAGAAACACTTACTTTTCTTTTACCTTTTAATATTTTTCTATTATCTTTTTTATAGCTTGGAGGAATGTTTAAGGAATTTAGGTAGTCGGCAATTTTTATACAACTCATATTATTTTCAGTTGCAAGACTAAAAATTAATTTTACAACATCAGCTTCACTCAGATTTATTTCAGGTATTATATTATTATTTACCTCTAAATATTTATCTTCATTAACAAAGTAACCATAAGGAACAATTCCTCCAAGCCATTTACCTTCTTTAGCAGCTCTATTAGCACCGAGCCACATACGTTCTAATATTGTAGAACGTTCTAAATCTGCGACACCAGCTAGCATGGTTATCATAAATCTACCGCTAGGGCTAGAGGTATCAAATGGTTCGGTCATAGATTTAATTTGCACATTTAATTCTTCTAACATATGTATAGAATTTAATGTTATCCTAGCAGACCTACCAAGCCTATCTAATTTGTATAAAAGTAATGTATCAAATTTATTATTTTTAGCATCTTTTATAAGTTGCTTTCCTTGTGGTCTATCTTCTAAGGGTATAGTACCAGAAACACCATCTTCTCTATATATTTTAAATATTTTAAGTTCATGCAAATCACAATATTTCTCAGCAAAAGAAATTTGATTTTCTATAGTTTTACGTTCCTGCTGGTCTTCTGTACTAACTCTACAATATACAGCTATCATTTTTTATTACTCCTTTCTTAAACTTATGTTCGACAAAAAGATTAAAAAAATTTATAAATTATCAATTCTTTAGGTACACAGAAATAGGCAGCTAACTGTTCTACAGACAAAGTTTTTAAACAGCTCTCATCTATATAAGTCTCATTTATAAGTAATTCAGCAGCAAATTTGTTTGCTTGTATTTCAAATTTGCCTCTATTACAAAATGTATGGTCATGTAAGAAAAATGTTGTATCATTTGAATGCAGAACAGCATGTCCTAATTCATGTGCTAAAACAAATTGTTTTTCAAATTCATTCTTAATTCTTGTTACATTTAGAACAATAAACTTTTTCCCAAGCATTTTTTTAAATAATCCTTTAGGCATATCATCTGAAAGGTTACATTCATATATATGTATACCTAATTCTTTAGCTAAACGATAAGGGCAGCGTGTATTATGTTTTCTTATAAGATTTCTAACTCTTATTTTATAATTAATCATATTGTCACCTGCTTATTTCTTTTTTTATTAAGAGCTTTAGCTTTCCAAAATAATTCGCTCATTAAGTCAAGCATTTCTTTTTTGGCTTCTTCACTAAGATCATCATCTAAGAAAAATGCTTCATTAGCCTTTTTCATTTCTCTTGCATATTGTTCTTTATCTTTTTTAGTAACTATGTATTTATGTGTGTACTCTTCAGGAGCATTTGAATTACTTTTGTCATCAAATAAATCGTTAACTGAAATATTTAAGGCATCAGCTATTTTTTGTAATGTTGATGCTGTAGGACTAACTTTATCATTTTCTATATCACTTATAGTTGATTTTCCTACTCCGCTAATTTCCACTAAATCTCTTATACTCATTTTGTGCATTTTTCTAATTCTTTTTATATTATCTCCTAAACTCATAATTGCTTCCTCCCATGCTTGTACGGTATATCATACTTTTATTATATCACTTTGTACGATAAAGTAAACAGAAAAATAAAGAATTTCAAAGCAAGTACGAGAAAACGGAATTTATATTGAAATTTTGTCCGAAATATGGGATAATTAAAGTTTGAGTTTTGTCCGATAAAATAGTACTATATAGCTACAGGAGGGAACAATATATGAGAAATAATATAAAAGAGCTATTAAAAGAACACAATATAAAAGCTACAGAAATCATCCAAAAGACAGGTTTATCACGCTCATACTTTTATGATGTTATGAAAGGAAATAGTATTCCAAGTTTAGTAGTAGCTAGGAAGATAGCGTGTGCAATGAATGTCCGATTAGAAGAACTGTTTCCAAGTAAAGAAGGTGATTAGATAAATGGCATATAGAACTGATTGCTATAAGATTAATAAGCATTATGAATTAGATAAAGAAAAGGTTAAAAAAGCATTTCAAATAATTTTAAATGCAAAAGTTAAAGAAAAATTAGAAAAAGATAAAATCACATCTAAATAATATAGAGTTAAACTCATTTCAATTTAAGCATTTCAACAGTGCCGCAATGGTAATAAAAGAATGGAGGATGGGGTAATGAACAAATTAATACCACTTGAATTTAGAAATCAAAGAATAATGACAACTAAAGTTTTAGCAGATGAATATGGAACAGAAGATAAAAATATTCAGATGAACTTTTTAAATAATCAAAAGAGATTTGTAGAGGGCAAACATTATTACAAATTAGAAGGTGAAATATTAAAAGAATTCAAAAATAGCTTACCCAATGATATTAGAGAGCCTTTTAAATTTACATCACAACTTATTTTATGGACTGATAGAGGAGCAGCGAGACATGCAAAAATTTTAGATACAGATGAAGCATGGGAAGTATATGAACGATTAGAGGAAACTTATTTTAGAGCTAAAGAAAATAAACCAACCTGTATAGAAGATGTTCTTATTCAATCATTGCAAGAAATGAAAGAAGTTAAACAACAACTTAATCAAGTTAACAATAAAGTACTACAGACCAAAGAAGAAGTACAAGCTATAAGAGAAGTAGTTGAAATAGTTCCTTCAAATAGTTGGAGGGGGGAAACAAATAGGTTAATGACTAAGATTTGTTTCAAGCTTAAGAATTATCAAAAACCCAAAGAAGAAGCATACAAAGCCTTGAAAGAGAGAGCAGGAGTTAAGCTTAAGACCAGGCTTGAAAATATGAGAGCTAGACAAGCACTAGAAGGAGTTGCTAAAAGTAAGCTTGATAATCTTAATTATTTAGATGTTATAGCACAAGATAAAAAACTTATAGAGATTTACACATCTATAGTCAAAGAAATGGCTATAAAACATGGGATAACGGTTAAGGAGGGACAAGTATGAAAGTTAATACAGTAGAGCAGTTTAAAGTGCTTGAGTTTTTAAAAGAAAACTTTGAACTTAGTAACTTGGGAGGTATAGTATGAAGCATTTAAAAAGATTGTCACTTAGACAAAAGAAAGCATTAAGTAGTTTAGGACTGGATCCAAAGAATTATTTAAGACTTACACAAGATTGGGAGAGTTTTACTCCTGTAGATATAAGAACAATGAAAGTTTTACCACCAGTTAGATATTAAAAAAGAGGGGGGATTAGGTTAATGGAAAATGAAGAGTTATTAAAAAGACTAGAAGAATTAGTTGAAGAAAACAAAAGTTTAAAAATGAGAAATATAGAATTAACAAAGAAGGTAGGGGAACTAAAAAACTGGACAAGTTTAAGAGACGGTGTAATAATTCCAAGATTAGAAGAACGATATGGGCATGTTGGTTGTATGGCAACGCAGATTACAAATCCAATTTCGCAAATAATTAAAGGACTTTTAGATATAAACAAACTTGCTGAGATAAATGAAAATAATTATGAAAGAGCAAAAGAAATAGCTATTGAATTAGTAGGCATAATTTGTAGATATGAGTGGATCTCTCTTAACAGGGCTCAAAAAGGTTGGGAAAAATTTAAATTTAGGAGGTGATTACATGACACCTATAGGACAAGCAGTGTTTGGTTTTTACAGTTTTATCTCTATTGCAGCTTTGATGGTTCTAAATATTAAGAAGATAGCAAAGGAGGAGAGTATGGGTTGGGAGTTAGTAGCATTAATTCCAGTTCTAATTTTTATTGCCAATGTGATTTAAAGATATGCATGAGGGGAGGTGAAAGAATGTACCTAGAGAACTTAGTTGCATTGCATATAGCAATAGAAAAACATTACACACCTGAGATGGCATTTAGGTATTTAGATAAAGTTTTAGAGGGAGAAGCTAATCCAAGAATACATCAAATATGGACTAATAAAGACCTTGAAGATATAAAGAAGTTTAGAGCACAAGGATTAAGCTTTAGTAAAATAGGTGAGCTGTATGGTACAACAGCACAAGCAATTTTTAAAGTTCTTGATTATAAAAAAAAGAGCTGCGCCAACAGCTCAATAAAAAGTATTTAAAAAATTCAAACAAATACAGTATAAAGAAAATAGGAGGATTTGTAAAGTAGTGCATGAGCAAATAAATCTTTTTGGAGAAGATATAGAAGTTGCAAGTAAAGCTAAGAAATTTGAAGATGTTTTAAAAGAACTACAAGAGATGATATTGAACAAAAATGATAAGATTGCTTATTTAGAAGAAAGTAATAAGCAACTGTTAGAAGAAAATAAACAATTACAAACTAAAGTTAAAGAACCTCAGTTTATAGAGCTAGGAGCTTTTGAAATATCAAAGACCAATAAAAGACCTCTTATACACATATTTGTAGATTGGATTGGTTATTCAATGTTTGTAAAAGACTTAAAATTTGAAAAGATGCCTAAAGAAACTCAAGATATATATCATGAAGTTTGGGACAAGCACATAAAGCCTATGTATAAGGAGTTTTGTCAGAGTTTTAAATATGATAGAGCTTAGGAGGGAATGTAAATCTATGAATAAAGCATTAACTGTATTAATTGATAGTATAAATGCACAACTTGCTGTACTAAATGCTAATGATTGCAAAATTTATGATGAAGAGAATTCAGAGTATTACTTAAGTGAAGTTTATTATAACAGTGAAGATGATGAATTAAAGTGTAGATTCAAGGAGGAACTTAAATATGAATAAACTTAACTGGCTTCAAGAAAGACAAAAAGGTATTGGTGGAAGTGATGTAGGAGCAATACTTGGAATAAATAAGTGGAAAACTCCTTTTGAAGTCTATTTAGAAAAAACTGAACCAATTACTGAAGTTAAAGAGCAAAGTGAAGCAGCGTATTGGGGAGATCAGTTTGAAGAGGTAGTTGCTAAAGAATTTGAAAGAAGAACAGGTAAAAAAGTAAGAAGAGATAGAAGACATTTTAAACATAAGAAGTATCCATTTATAGTTGCAAATATAGATAGAAGAGTTGTGGGAGAAAGTGCCGTATTAGAATGTAAAACAGCTAATCAATTTTTATCTAAAGAATGGGAAGATGAAGAAATACCAGCTAGTTATTTAGTACAAGTGCAACATTATTTAGAAGTAACAGGAGCTAAAAAAGGATATATAGCAGTACTAATAGGTGGACAAAAATTTATATGGAAAGAAGTAGAGCGTGACGAAGAACTTATAAGAATGATAATTGATGCTGAAAAAGAATTTTGGAAACTAGTAGAAAACAAAACTCCACCTACATTAGACGGGTCAAGTGCTGCTGAAAAGTGGGTTAATGAGAAATTTAAAATTGCAAATGAGGGAGAAATAGTAGAGTTAGATTCTAGTTATAAAAATAAATTACAGGAATATTTTGAATTAAAAAAACGTGAAAAGGAATTTAAAGAGGAAATTAAGCAATTAGAAAATCAGCTTAAAAATGATATAGGAAATGCAGAATTAGCTCATGTTCCTGGTTTTGATATTAGCTGGAAACAAATAAAAAGTAGTAGAGTTGATTCTAAAAAATTAAAAGCTGAGTTTAAGGATATTTATGATAAATGTTTAAAGGAAAGTTTAAGTAGAAGACTATCAATTAAGGAGGAAAAATAATATGGCAACAGCATCAAGTTTAAAGAATGAATTATCAAAGAAACAAAGCAAAACAGAAATAGGAAGTACAGTAAAAGGACTTTTGAGTAATGGTGGCATAAAGAAAAGATTTGAAGAAGTATTAAACCAAAAAGCACCACAATATATGAGCAGTATAGTGAATTTAGTTAATGGAGATACGAACTTACAGAAGTGTGATCCTATGAGTGTAGTTGCAAGTTGTATGGTTGCAGCAACAATGGACTTACCTGTAGATAAAAATCTAGGATATGCATGGGTAGTTCCATATAAAAATAAAGCACAGTTTCAAATGGGATATAAGGGATATGTGCAATTAGCATTAAGAACTGGACAGTATAAGTCTATAAATGTGATAGAGGTACATGAGGGAGAACTTGAAGAGTGGAATCCACTTACTGAAAAATTAAAAATAGATTTTTCTAAAAAAGAATCAGATTCAATTATAGGATACGCAGGATATTTTGAATTACTCAACGGATTTAAAAAACTCAACATATTGGACAAAGGATCAGATTATTAAACATAAAAATAAATTTAGTAAATCAGATTTTGGATGGAATAAAGATTTTGATGCAATGGCCAAAAAGACAGTATTAAGAAATATGTTAAGTAAATGGGGAATTTTAAGTATAGAAATGCAAAATGCTTATACTGCGGATTCAAATATTATAAAAGATGCTATAGTAGAAGATTCTGATGTTCAAAGCAATATTGAATATATAAATACGGATTTTGAAGTAAAGGACGAGAATCAAGAAAATAATTTAGCAGATAATTAAACAAACATTATAGGAGGAAGTCATGAGCCAAGGGTGGTTTAAATTACACAGAGAATTATTTGAAAAAGCAATATGGCAAAGTTCCACTCCAGAACAAAAAGTTATATTAATTGCACTACTTGGAATGGCAAACCACCAGGGCAAAGAATGGGAGTGGAAAGGAAAACAATTTAAAGCTGAACCAGGACAATTTGTTACTTCAATTGATAGTATAGTTAAACGTTGTGGAAAAGGAATTTCAGAGCAAAATGTTAGAACTGCACTTAAAAAATTTAAAAAGTATGAATTTCTAACAGAGGAAGTAACAAAGACAGGAAGGCTTGTAACCGTAGTAAATTGGGGGCTTTACCAAGGTGTAGAAAATGAAACTAACAAACAAATTAACAAAGACCTAACAGACGCATCACAAACGCCTAACAAAGACTTAACAGACAGCTCACAAACACCTAACAAACAGCTAACACCTAACAAGAATGATAAGAATTATAAGAATGAAAAGAATGATAAGAATGATAAGAATGATAATAAGAATAACTATATGTCTGATTCAAATGAATACAGACTAGCCGAATATTTGTACAAACATATTAAAGTTAATAATCCAAATGCTAAAGAGCCAAATCTTCAAAACTGGGCAAAAACATTTGATTATATATTAAGAATAGATAAAAGAGATTTAGAAGAAGTGAAGGAACTTATAGTATTTTGTCAAAAGCATAGTTTTTGGTATAAGAACATATTAAGTGCAGATAAGTTCAGAAAGCAATATGAAAGACTACTACTAGAAAAGAATGATAGTAAAAAAGTTAAATATGAAAATAAAGTATATGGTAACAAAATGGACGAGTTCAACAATCATCCGCAGCGTAACTATGATTTTGACGAACTAGAAAAAAAGCTGCTAGGTTGGGATCAAGAAGATACTCAAAAATAGTAAATTGTGAAGGAGGGAAATATTTTGGTAGCAAGTGAATATAGAATAGGTAAGCGATTAAGACATAAAACAACTAAAGAAATTCTAGAAATACAAGAAGTTAATGGAATGAAGATGTGGGTAAATCTAAGGGGAGATATTTTCGATTGGGTAGATGAAGATCTCTATATAGATTTAGATTATTATGCTGATTATATAAGTTCAAAATAATAAAGGAGTACGAAGTATGGATAATAACTTTTGGGTAGAGGAAGTAGTAAGACTTTATAGGGAAGGATATAGTGTAGTAAAAGCTATTGAGATAGTTAAAAGTATTATGATTAAAATTATATAAAAGGAGAAGTGAATTATGGCTGATAAAAATTCTATCCTAATAAGTCCAGCAGAGGGCATGAGGGTTTTAGGTGTAGGAAGGAATACTATGTATGGTGATTTGTTAAAAAGAAAAGATTTTCCTTGCATGAAGATAGGAAAAAAGCATTTTATAAACCGTGGGCTACTGCAAGAGTGGGCAAATAAACAATGTATTAAAAAAATAAGGAAGTAGGATATATAAGGCTATCAAATGGTATTGCTGTAAGTTCGTATTATCATTTGATAGTCAGTTAAAAATAAAGAAGGTGATGAAGTTGGCTAAGAATGAGGGGAAGAAGTTTGAGGAAGATTTTAAAAAGTCAGTTCCAGAATGGTGCTGGTGCAATAGATATAAAGATGGTACTGCAAATTTCAAAGGAGATAAAAATGAAAATGTAAGATTCCAGGCTCATAACATATGTGACTTTGAAGTGTTTGCAAAAGATAAATTATTTTTATTAGAGCTTAAGAGTTATCAAGGTGTAAGTATTCCGTTAAGTGGAATAAGAAAAAATCAACTTGAAGGGATGATAAAGGCTAGTAGATATAAAAATGTAATACCTTATTTTTTACTTAATTTTAGGGGTGTACAACGAGTTTATGCAATAAAGGTACAAACACTCTATGAGTTCATTAAAACAACCACAAGGAAGTCAATACCAATTAAATTTTGCATAGAGCATGGTATAGAGATACCTAGTGAACAAAAGAGGACAAGGTTTAAATATAACCTAGAAGTGTTATTCAGTGAAAAAATTCAAGAAAGTGAAGTTAAAGAGAGCAAAGGCTGGAAATACAAAGAACTTAAGTTAGGGGTATAGATAAGATATATCGAAGTGCCAAAAGAGAGTTGAGAATAAACAGAAGTTATATGTAAAGTTAAGGCGTTTAGGAAGAAAGCTCTACTAAGTGTTAGTTGTTCTTTGAAAATTGAATAGTGTAATATATAATAAATTATTTATAAAAAAATTATCGAATAATACAAAAAATATGTTACTATTTATATATAGTATAAAATAGTTATTAAAAATTATGGGGGAATTTACAAAATGAGAAATATTAATTTAATATATAAAGAGGTAACGGCTAATAAGGTTAATATTTTAAAAAAGCCAATAAAAATAAGGATAAAAAAACATATATTTCGTAGTGATTCATTACTTTATTTAGTGAAAAAATTTAAGTTTTTATATAAATATAAGTATATGCCATATATTATAGTGTTGGACTTTGGAAAAATTGAATTTGCAGATAAAGTTACATATTTAATATTAGATGCATTACTCTATGATCTGTTAAAAAACACTAATTTTAATATCGCTATAAATATGGAAATTAATAATAAGAAGATACATCATAGTGGGTTTAAAGGAACAGCATTATATAGAGCAAAACAATGTAATGGAATATTAGATAAAAAAGATTTTATAAAAATTTATGAAAAAATAATTTATACAGAAAAAGATATTTATAGAAGAATTGTAACACGTGAGCAATTTAACAAAGATAAGCTATGGCCATCTAGGATTTGTACTGATATAGCTAGTATACTAAAATCTTATAATATTGAAGAGGAATGGTGTGATGGGGTATCTGAGGTTATATCGGAATTAATTTGTAATGTTAGTTCACATACGGATGGAGATTGTCTTATAGATATGGATATTTGTGATAAAATTATGTTGAAGGGAAAAAATGAAAATAAGGAACATTTATGTGTAAATATTTCTATAATTAATTTATCGTCAAATAGACTTTATGATCTTATTAAAAAAAACTTTGAAAGAAAAAAGATACAGTCAAGATGATATTCTATATAATAAAATATATAAAGCATACGATAATCATAAGAAGTTTTTTGATGATGAATATACTGAAGATGATTTTTTTTTAATAACAGCATTTCAAAATCATGTCACTAGTAGATCATATAAATCCGGATATGGTGGAACAGGATTAACCACCCTTATAGAAAAATAATTGGAAAAACTGAAGAAGACTATTCATATGTTTTAAGTGGTAATAATATAATAGTGTTTGAAACAAACTATTTAAAGTTATCTGAAGATAAATTTGTTGGTTTTAATTTGGAAAATGACTATGTTAAATGTAGACCTTCAAAAAAGGTCATAAATAAATCAAATTTATATATACCAGGAAGTATATACCATTTATTACTAATAAAGGAGTGTTGATATGAAAAATATTATTGAATTGCAATTTGATAAGAGTATTAGTAGATTGGCTGGGAATGACTATGGGCAAGAGGTTTATAATAATCAGGTTAAAGATAAAATTAAATTTGAATGCAACAATATAATTGTTATACCAAACTGTATTGAAGATATTGCCATTTCATTTGTTCAAGGTTTTATAATGCAAATATTAAATCATATAAGTAAGGACGAGTTTTTTGATTATATTTCTATTAAGGCAAATGATAAAGTTAAAAACTAAATTTGAAAAAGCCGTGTTTTTCTAATAGATTTAACAAATGAATATTAAAAATATATTAGATATAATAGCTATAATAGTTTCAATAGCCTCTGCTATATTTTCTTTTAAGGCAACTAAAGTTACAAAGAAAGTTGCAAATAAAACATTAAATAAGAAATTTTTTGAGGATATCTATTTTAATGAAATAATAGAGAAACTACCGTATACATTATCAAAAATTCAGAGTAAAGAAGGTAGATTATCAAAAAACTGTAATGATGCTATAAAGATAATCATGCGTTTATTAGATAAATCTAAATTTTATAAGTATTTTGATGAGAAATTTTATGGGGAAATTAGTGGAGTTTTAATTGAACTGGATGAAAACCTAGTTCTTATGTGTGATGAGAAATTACTGAAAGAAAATTTAGAAAAATATATTAGTAAAACTCAAGCCTTAACAAATAAGTTTTATAGTATATTAAGACAATATTATTTTGAAATTTGAATGTAATTAAGTAATATTTTATTAAAATACAGTGAGGAAATTTAAAAGTACCGTATTATTCAAAAGAATAAGCGGTATTTTTTTATCCAAAATTAAGAGGTGATATAAATGAAAGATAATAATTACAGAAAGACAGAAGGAGTTTTATACAATTATACAGATATAAAAACAGAGATTAAAAACACTGAAATAGATATACAAGAACTAAAATCAGAATATGAAGGAGTTTCTGGAGTTTCCTATGAGGAAAGGTCAGCTCCTACCAATAAATTTAATTCTAGTGTAGAGAATGAATTATTAATAAAAGAACAATTAATTAAAAAACTCACTAGAGAAAAAAATAGTAAACAAAGGTTAATAGATAAGATAGATAATGCATTAGATCCACTAGATGAAACTGAAAAGAAAATAATAGAATACAGATGTATTAGAGGTTATAGTTGGGCAAAGGTAGGAGTATTACTTAACATAGACGGAGATTACTGTGGCAAGATAATGCGAAAAGCACTTAGCAAGATAACTTCACAGATATGGATTAAAGAAAAGTTTCAGTAAAAATTGCGTAAAAAACACGTAAAAAATGCGTAAAATAGACGGAACATTTACTGGATATATGTGCTAATATAGTATCATAGAAAAAGATAACACAGCAGGGATACTGTAAATCTTAGTTCAGGCACTCGGAAACGGGTGTCTTTTATTTTATGAGAATATTATTAAGTATATTTAGGAAATAATATAAATGAAGTTCGTATTTTTTATTAACTAAAAGTAGGTGAATTATATATGGAAAGTAATTTTAAAAAAGATTTAGAAATAGCAAGAAGAAAGGATATTAAAAAATTAATGGAGCTCAGCAAGATTATAAAAAATAATGATAAACGTTTATACAGAGGAGAAATTAATATATTAGATAATAATGATAATGTATTAATTCAAACTCATTATGAATGTTTTAAATTGATTATAAATGAACTATTTATAAGGATACAACCGTGTAATGGTAAAGAGGACATAGGATATATAGAATATACTGAAATTAAAGATGTTAATAAAATTACTGATTATAAAATTGATTCCACATCTATTCAATTATTTGGAGAATTAAGTGAAAATGTAAAAGTTAGTATATTAGCTGTATTTATAGATAGATAGCACAGTAAAAAGAGCTCATAAGGGCTCTTTTTTTATGATTAAGATATTCTTTATTTCAAAATTCAGCATAAAATAAAAGAAGGATAATATCCTAAAATGTAGAATATTTTACATTGAAAGGAGGGAGTGTAATGCTTGATAATTTAATTGAAATAGGTAAATCATATAAAGACAAATTTACAAAGGAGTATAGTGTTGGATCAACACGGGGAATAAGTTCAAATTTAAAAAGCGAATATATACTATGGCTTTCAAAAATAGGTATGTTTGCAGAATCAAAATTAAGAAATGATTTTCCAGGTATGACGGAACAAATATTAAATATTGTTAAGGGGAAAAGCATTTATGATGAAGATTATAGTTTAATAATTGGTTATTTAGAATCAGCAAAGGAACTAGGATATTAATTGTAAAATAACTCTTAATAGGTTTTTAAAATACAATTAAGAAAGTAGGTGAGCTCATGGCAAAGTCTAAATACGAAACTAATGTAAAAGATAAACTTATACTAGTTGAAGGGTGGGCACGAAATGGGCTCACTGATGAACAAATAGCAAAGAACTTAGGAATAAGTAAAACAACATTTTATAAGTATATAAAAGAACATAGTGAACTTTCTGAACGCCTTAAAAAGGGTAAAGAGGTAATTGACTTTGAGGTAGAAAATGCTCTTTTAAAAAAGGGCACTAGGATATAAATATAAAGAAGTAACTAAGGAATTAGTAAGAAATCCAGAAACTAAACAAGAAGAGTTAAAGGTAACTAAAGAGGTCATTAAAGAAGTAGTACCAGATACAACAGCTCAAATATTTTGGTTAAAGAATAGAAAGCCAGAAGAGTGGAGAGATAAGCAAAATATTGAGCATAGTGGCAACATGAATGTTAATAATCCATTTGAGAATTTAACAACAGAGCAGCTATTAAAATTAGCTGGTGAAGAAGATGGATAAAAAATTAATAAAGTTATATTCAAAGATAGAACTTGCAAAGCGTAGGTTCTTTTTTTATTGCAATTTAATAGCACCAGACTTCTATAAGAAGAATAGAAAATATCTAGTAGAGTTTTGCAATGACCTTCAGGAGTTTTATGAAACATATGAACATGAGGTTCTTATTATAAATATGCCACCTAGACATGGAAAGTCAAGAACTGCATCAATGTTTACTCAATGGGTATTTGGTAAAAACCAAAATGAAAAAGTTATGACAGGATCATATAATGAAACACTATCAACTACCTTCTCAAAGAATGTAAGAAATGCAATACAAGAAGTCAAAGGGGATAAGGATAAGATAGTATTTACTGATATATTTCCAGGAGTAAGTATAAAACAAGGTGATGGAGCTATGAACCTATGGTCATTAGAAGGTGGATATAATAATTATTTAGCAACTTCTCCAACGGGAACTGCTACTGGTTTTGGTTGTTCATTGATGATTATAGATGATTTAATTAAAAATGCAGAGGAAGCCTATAACGAAAATATACTTGAAAAGCATTGGGATTGGTTTACTAATACTATGCTATCAAGACTTGAAGAAGGTGGAAAAATAATCATTATAATGACTAGATGGGCAACTGGAGATTTAGCAGGTAGAGCATTAGAACATTTTAAAGAAATAGGAATGAAGGTTAAGCATATATCAATGAAAGCATTACAAGATGATGGAACTATGTTATGTGATGAAGTTTTATCAAGAAAAAGCTATGATATGAAAAAGAAAACATTAGGTGAAGACATAGCAAGTGCTAACTATCAACAAGAACCTATAGATGTTAAAGGAAGGCTTTATAGTAGCTTTAAGACTTATGATGATATACCAAGAGATAAGAATAACAATGCTTTATTTACTAAAATTAAAGCGTATATAGATACTGCTGATGAAGGTTCAGATAACTTATGTTGTATTGTTTATGGTGAATATAACAAAGAAGCTTATATATTAGATATTTTATACACTAAAGAGCCTATGGAAATTACTGAAACTAAAACTGCTAAAATGCTATTTGAAAATGAGGTTAATATAGCTGATATAGAAAGTAATAATGGTGGTAAAGGATTTGCAAGGCAAGTTGAAAGAATACTTAAAGAGAAGTTTGGTAGTAATAAAACTAAAATTAAGTGGTTTCACCAAAGCAAAAATAAAGTTGCTAGGATACTTTCAAATGCTACTTGGGTTATGGATCATATATATTATCCTGTTAATTGGAGAAATAAGTGGCCAGATTATTATAAAGCTATGACAACTTATCAAAGAGAAGGCAAAAACAAACATGATGATGCTCCAGATACTACAACTGGAGTTGCTGAAAGTATAGATAAAAAGAAATGGCTAGTGTAGGAGGTGATAAGGGTGAATGGTTCAGAAATTAAAAAATTAATAGATAGAGATAGAGTATCACAAAGTAAAGCAAAAGCTAGAGAAGGTTTGCAATATTATAAAGGTGAACATGATATATTAAATTATAGATTGTTTTATTATGATAACAATGGTATTTTAAGAGAAGATAAGTATAGGAGCAATATAAAAATACCTCATTTATTTCATACTGAACTTGTAGACCAAAAGGTTCAGTATTTATTATCTAATCCTATAGAAGTTGTAACAGAAGACCAGGAGCTACAAGAAAAGTTAAAGGAATACATCAATGAAGATTTCCAAGAGGTGTTACAAAATGCTATTGAAGGAGCTAGTAACAAAGGACTTGAATATGTTTATGCTTATATAGATCAAGAAAATAAAATCAATTTCCAGGTAGCTGATAGTTTGAGTGTTATTCCTATATATGATGAACTAGACCATTATAAACTTACTTCTATAGTAAGATATTATGATACTAAAGTGCAGGACCAGGACAAGGAAGTAACAATTACTAAAGCGGATGTATGGACAGATAAAGATGTAACTTATTATATCCAGGATAAAGATAGCAAAGAATTTAAATTAGACAATGGTATAAAACCAAATCCAAGACCACATATAACTCTTGAAGATGAAAAAGCTTATTATGATGGTGGAAGTTTTGGTTATATACCATTTTTTAAGTTGCAGAATAATAAATATGAAAAGACGGACTTAGAACCTATTAAGGCACTTATAGATGATTATGACCTTATGGCTTGTAGTTTATCTAATAACTTACAAGACTTTCAAGAAGCGATATATGTAGTTAGAGGTTATCCAGGAGATAATTTAGATGAATTAACTACTAATTTAAAAACTAAAAAGACTATAGGAGTAGATGAAAGTGGAGGATTAGATGTTAAGACTATAGATATTCCACATGAAGCTAGAAGGGTTAAACTAGAGTTAGATAAAGATAGTATCTATAAGTTTGGTATGGGGTTTGATAGTAGCCAAATAGGAGATGGAAATGTTACTAATGTAGTTATTAAATCTAGATATGCTTTATTGGATTTAAAATGTAATAAGGCAGAAATAAGACTTAGAAAGCTTATAAGACAGTTATTAAAAGTTATAGTAGAAAACATTAATAAGAGGTTTAATAAAGCTTATAACTATATGGATATTGATATTAACATAGTAAGAGAAACTATGGTTAATGAAAATGATATTGCTAATAATGAAAAAATAGAAGCAGAGAAACAAGGACAATTAATAAATAATGTTCTTACTGCTGCAACAAGACTTGATGATGATACAGTATTAAAATTACTATGTGATATTCTTGAACTCGATTATGAAGAAGTTAAAGAAAAAATAGACATGCAACCTTATGCACCTATTAATTTAGATGCAATAACAGAAAAAGAAATAAACGAGGATCAAGACAATGGAGAAGCTTAGTAAATATTATTTAGAGATATTAAAGCTTCTTGAAGAAGGAGAAAAGGATACAAATAAGTTATTGCTTGCTAATTATAAATCGTCACTTATAGAAATGAAAAAGCTTTTAAACTCTTATTTAAATAGATATGGAGATTTAAGTTTTCAAGAATGGTTAAAAGTAGATAGGTTAAAGTCATTGCTCAATCAAATAAATAATGTATTAGATAATACTTATAAAAATAATGAAACGTTGATAAGCAATCATGCTAAAGAAGCTTATTCTAAAACATATAATGGTTTATTCTATCAATTAGAAGTAGAGAATGGATTAACATTAGATTTTACAATGATTGATACTAAAACAGTAGAAAAAGCTATTCAAATGCCTATAGATGGATTAAAACTTAGTGAAAGATTATATGATAAACATTTACATAATCTTAAACTGAAAACTAAAGGAGCTTTAACAAGAGGTCTTATAAATGGTTCTGGGTATAGACATATAGCCGTTGATATAAGCAATATAGGGGTAGCTGATTATAAACAAGCTTTAAGGATAGCGATAACAGAAGGAAACAGACTTAGAAGTTTAGCAAGAGAAGATAGTTATCAAGAAGCAAGTAAATTAGGAATAGGATTAAAGAAAAGATGGCTTTCAACATTAGATCATAAAACAAGAGATACACATAGAGCATTAGATGGTGTAACTATAGGTATAGATGAAGAATTTGAAATAAGAGGATATAAAGCCTTGCAACCTAGATTGTTTGGTGTAGCAAGTGAAGATATTCATTGTAGATGTGACACTATATCTATAGTTGAAGATATAGCGTCGAATTTAAGGAGAGATAATACTACTGGAGATATTATAGAATATGAGAATTATAATGAATGGTACAGTAAAAGATTTGGAAATGATGTTTATAAAGGTGGATACTGGTACACCAAAGATGGTATAATAAAAATAACAGAGGATCATAAGGGAGAACATTATAGTCCTCCAAGAAAACATAAACCTTATTCAGTAATAGAGAGTGATAAAGTTAGTAAAAATGGCTTTAATCAAGTTGATAGGACTTTATATGATAAATATGGAATGATGGTTAAACAAATTCATTCGGGACATCATAATAGACCTAAACAGCATCCTTATGGTAAGCATGGAGAACATAGCCACATTTATAAGTGGGATAAAGAAGAAAAAATGATTTCAAGAGAAGTTAAAGAACTGACTAAAAAGGAAAGAAGACAGCATAGGGATATATTGAAGGAGTGA